TGGGACGTTCTTTTTCATTCCTTCGGCAATGCGTACCAGCCCTCATGGATCGTAATCCGGTTCTTACTACGCACCGTTTTGCCGCTGGCGTCAACAGTCCAAACCTTTGCTTCAACGCTCTCAGCGAGGCGTACAGGCTCACCGTGGGGGACGTAAATCACCCGGCTCGCGCAGCTCACGCTCATGCTCGCGCACACGATCAAGAAGACCGCGCTTAAGATCAGGTTGCTTCTTAGCATCTTCGCTCGTCGTGTCCTTGGTCGTCAGCGAATGAATCCAGATGACCAGCTTCATCACCAAGTCGGCCAGGAAGTTCATTCCGTCTGTTTGACGGGTGCGGCAGCGGCTGATTGCTTGTTCTTCCAGATCGACCAGACAGCGCCGATCAGGGTGACAGTCGCGCCAGCAATCTCGGCAACCTGATCAGCACTGGCCAACCCCTTGGCAACGAGGAAACCGCCGAGCGCGCTAAGACCGTGGCGGAGGAGGGATGAAATATTGGCGTTCATTTGTCGTTTTTGAGTTTGCGATAGAGTTCGACTGCTTTCACGGCGCATGTAAGAAGCGCGGCGAACGCGCCAAGTGCCAATGAGGCAGTCTTGAGATTCGGATCGGTAAATACCGCGTTCCCCAGAATGCCGATGGCCGGACCACCGACGCCTATTGAGATGTCTCGAATGAAAGCGTGGTGGTCCGTCATCGTGCGTGGCTGTTAGTTAGCGGCAGGAGCCTGCTGCTTGGCTGAATCGAGGATCAGATCGTAGAGAGGAAGTCCGGCTTTCACATTGTTGATGTTGCCAGCCTTCATCGCGATTTCTACGAGTTGCAGCAGGGTGTTGGTTTGTTCGATGGTCAGTTCAATTTTAATCATGCCGCCGGAGCATCGGTGACATCCTGAACTGGCGCAACGATTTCCTGCGCCGAAGACGGCTCGGAATCGGCCTGCGTCACCAAAACCGGCTCAACCTGAGGCAGCATCGGAGGCACGATCATCACCACCGGCACCCACGGCAGCGGCGGAGCGATGACCGGAGGGTTGATCTGGTTCTCGATCTGGAGCGTCACGTTCGCTTCGATGGCGGTCTTGTTGACTCCAGAAGCGAAGCACCAGTTCAAGACCTGTTCCTGCGTCAGGTCAGGATACGGCGTGAACGATCCGGTCGGCGGAGCGAACGACGCACTGCCGTAGCAGGTGCCGCTGTAGGTCTTCGCGTCGTCGCCGGTGCCGGTGGTTTCAATGCCGTTGCACCTCCAGTCGGCGGTGATGACGACATCGGAGTAGGTGCCTTCGACTTTACGGACGAGAAGGCGTTCGATGATCCAGTTGATGGAGATGTTCATATTAGGCGTTCTTCAGAGCGTTAACTTCAGCAGTGAGTTCCTTGATGGCGGCAACCAAGATCGGAACGACTCGGGACAAATCGACACCTTGAGGCTTGATCGAACCGTCTTCGTTGACGGCATCTTTTTCTCCAGTAACAGCCAGAGGAACAACCTCGGCCAGTTCGTGGGCCAAGAAACCTTCACCATCCGAACCGTTCGATTTCCACTTGTAGATGGAGGGCTTAAGCGCATTGACGCGAGCCAGACCACTAGACAACGGAGCAACCGATTCCTTCAGTCGGTAGTCTGAAATGCTATTGAATGTGGCTCCAGTAGTGGTGACTGAGATGTTTCCAACATTTAATGACTGCCTCCGAAGATCAACTACGGTTCCGTCTGAAGTCAGACGATTTACATACAGAACCGAACCACCATTAACGGTACCAACGATTTCACCAGTGTTATTCAACGAAGCACCAGTAACATTTAGCGATTGAGTGGTTTGACCCACCAACAGATTCCCGCTCGCGTCGAGCGTCATCGCCGCGCTTCCGGCAGTCTGAAATTCGTAAGCGCGAGCGATAGCGGTATTGCTGTTGTCCGAGATGTTGAAGACAACCTTTGCGCCTCCAGTGCTAATTGTGAGACGCTTGTCGTTTGAACTGCCACCAGAGCTACGGAAGATAGCCATGGTACCGTCGTTGGCGGACACGTCCAGCTTCGCACTCGGCGTAACCCCCACGCCCAGCCCCGTGGAGTTCAGGGTCATGGCGGTGGAGCCGCTCAACGCAAAGTTTAGCGTCGATGCTTCGATTGTCAGCGGCTGATAAGACAGGCTTCCAGTGTTATCAACACCAGAAATCGAAGATGTAGATGCAGACGCAGAAAATCTAATACCCTTTGAAACACCGTTAAACAGAACATTGTTGGAATCAGTTCCGTTTACATGAAGCGGAAAACCGGGAGTTGATGTAAGAATACCCACCCGATTGTTCGCCGTATCCACTTTCAGGGAGTTCGTGTCCACCGTCAGATCGCCGGTGATGGTGGCGGAGCCAGGAACGACGATGTTATTGCCGCTCGGGCCGACTGCCGTGTACAGCTCCGTGAAGTTCAGATTGCAGTAATCGAACGCTGTACGAAGCGGCGTTCCCGTTCCGTCGTTCGGAGCTGTTCCGATATTGATCGTTTGCTTTGCCATGTGAAGTATTGAAGGGTTTGTTTCGGTTACAGAAATTCGGTCATGTCCGCCGTGATGATCGTGCTGTCAGCCGTAATCACCGTGTTGTCCGCCGTGATGTCAGCCGTTCCACCAAGAGTCGCAGCCTCCCAGAGTAGGCCAATCTCCAGCAGATTACGCTCGCGCGGACTCTTGCACGAAGCGCCGTAAGCCTCGGCGATCAGATTAGCAGCTTCCGCGCAGGAGATGTTAGCCATATCAGATGATGATGAACCAAGCGGTTCCGTTGCTCATAACCGTCACGCCAGCCCACTGAGAACTCAGCGTGTACGTCGTAGCGCCGTCAATCGTCTCCGACGCATAGCCGTCAACAACCACGTTGTTCGCACCGGCATTGATCCGCTTGAACACATAGATCCGACCCGGAACAAGCGCAGCCGGAGGCAGCGTAACCGTCACCGCGCCAGCGGTTGAATCGCAGAGCAGAAGATAATCACCACTCGTGACATTCCCCGTCGCGCTCACGCTCCGATACGTTCCGCGCGTCGCGCCACCGCCCTGAAGATACGCGGCAATGCGATTCTCAAGGGCGAGCTTGGCCAGTTCAACCTCCCATGGAGAACGACATCCCAGCGACGCCGCCTCATTGATCAGCGTCTCCGCCTCGTCGCATGTGATGTTTGGCATATCGATTTACAATTTAGGCCATCGGACCAGAACCACGGCGCATCACCTCGGCAATGAAACCCTCCCCGCCGCCGCCCTCCGCAACCTCCTCCTCCTCCTCGTAATCCTCCTCATCCTCCCCGCGCTCGGCCATCTTCTTGCCTTTGGATTTTTTCTCGTAGCCAGGGATGACCATGCCATCAATCTCGATGACCTCAGCCTTGCCGCCCTTGCCAAGAACGATAGTCGCCATCGTCTGGAAAGCCTCGCCTTCCTTCAGATTCTCGGGGATTTCAACGCCTTCGGGGATGGTAAATACCGGCATACGGGGAGCATCACTTTGTGGGCATTAGTGTCAAGAGGCTAATGCGATGTTGGAAGCTTGTCGCTCTTCATCATATTTTCTAGCGCCTCAAGCGGTTGCAGATTCGTCCAATGACTCAACCCCATAACCTCCTCGGGCGTCGTTCCGCTGGCCAATGGAATGCGATGATCAACATGCCAATGACTTCCGTAATTCTCCCAGGTCATTCCCGGCTTGAATTGTTTTTCCAGATGAGAGCGCAGGAAATCAGGCGTACATCCGACAATCTCGAACGTGGCCGACCGTCGCGTTTTCTTGCTTCCAAGATACGCACGGACTGAGCCGCGAATGGCGTCTTTGAGGCGCATAAGCGGGTCGTTGCGGCGGCGTTCGCGGAGCTTGTCCGTTAAAAGTTGGCGGTTGGCTTTGGTGTATTTCCTATTCCATTGACGCGCTCGCTCGCGATTGGCGGCGCGATATTCATTCGACTTTTTCTTCAGGTGTTCAGCGTTCTTCTTTCCGTACTCGCTGTTCCGCTTGTTAATCTGCTCCTTGTTCTGAGCGTAATACTCGCGCGCTTTCTCAAGCCTCTGTTCTCGATTTTCTTGATATCTCCTGGCTGCACCATCCTTGAGCTTGTCTGGATTTTTTTCCGCGTACCGCTTGAGTTTCTCAGCCGATTTCAGAAGCAAGTATTCGTACCTTTCAGGCGAAACCCAATATTCCGAGCGTTCACCGTTGGTCAGCTTCGGGCCGTAGAACCAGAACTTCTTCCCGTCACTTTCGCGTACGTCGCCACGTTTCAGTTTTTCCATGCGCTGAAATCTTAACCAATCAACGTTGATTCGTCAAGACGTTGAGGCAAAGAAAAAGCCCCGGCAACTTTCGCTGCCGAGGCTGCATGGATTAGGTATTAACTACCTCAGGAACAAATTACCTGGGTCAAAGCTCCGGTGCAACGCCTAAAAATAATAGTCATTCCCTGGGACGGGAAGATCGGCTCGGAAGCATGAACGAACTCAGCGTAATGCTGACCCTTCTTCTCCAGCGGATCGGCGCAATCCACATCGAGCTTGTAGGCACCAGTCACCCACTGCCACTCGCCCATGTAGTTGGTCGGCATCCAGCTCAAATCACCAACGCGGTTCACAGGACGCACGATGTGCGACTTGAAGACGTACGGGGTGACAATGAACGCGGCCTCGAACGGAGCGGTCGTCCAGCTCGGGTTGACGCTGAACACCGTACCCTTGGTGCCGGAAGCACTGGTGAACGGCTGAACCAGCGTGTACTTGCCACCGGCATAGGTGAAGCGGGGCGGGAACAGATTCGGAACGTGCCGGAAGTTCTTAATCACCCGATTCGCACCGATGCGCTTGAGCAACTCCGCACCAGCGCCACTGCCTTGATCAGCGAAACGCAAGTCATCGCGGAACGCGGGGTTGTTCTGGGCGATGCGCTGCGAAGCCTCCAAGCCGATGTACAGCGGGAAGATCGGACCATCGCTGGAGTAGCTGATGAAACCGGAGCTATCGGGATTCGTCGCGCCGTTACGGATCAGCGTGGCGGCGGCGACATCGAGCATCTCCTGAGTCAGCTCAGAAGTGGACTGATTGAGCGCCTGACCAACCGATCCGGTCTGAATCCAGGGGAACTCATTCACGCCAGACGGAATCGTCTCAACCTGAGTGAAGGACGAGTCGGCCACAGCCTTGATAGCGAACTTGGCGAAGGTGTTCTGGTAACGAGTCTCCCAAGTGCGCTGCGCGCGGATCGAGAGCTTCTCCAAGTACACGCGCAGGAACGCCTCGACGCGATGGTCGAAAGTCAGATCGTCCTTACACAGGAGCGGACCTTTGAGGGCGAAACGCTCAGGACTCCAGGTGACGGCATTGTAGCCGACCGGAACGTCATTGTAGGTGACATCGCAAGCGCCACCGTTCTCGCCGCTGGCGAGCGTGATGGCCGACCACTCCTCAGCCGCAGTCGGCTCGATGGAGGTGGTGGTGAACGAGGTCTGGGTCAGACCAGTACCCTGAGGATACTCGCCGCGCTCAATCATGTTGAGCCACATCGAGCGGTACGAGGCGCGTTTATAAACGTCCTGAGCGAGCGACTCGGTAGCCACCGCAAAGGCGTTGAAGACATTAGGACAAGACATGAGATGAAAAATGTAAACCGACGTTATCTGCGTTATGGCTGGCTATCCATCCACCACACGGTGGCTGATTATCCAACCGCTTCCGATGCGGAGTGTCATTGCCGCTTAGACGGGGGCATTCAATGACCAGTTGAATGCAACTCTTAAGGTCGTTACGCGGGATGGAGCGATAGAAATGCTTATCGCGTCAATTAAAATGTGTCGTCCATAGGGTTGGCCACTAACTCCGACTGGATGGCGGCGTATGATCGATAACCCTTAATTGTCTCGATCCGATGAGGCGCGATGATCGTCTCCCGCGCTATCATGCCACGGTAAGTGTACGGACCTGGGAATGAGCCGGTCATCAGTACATAGAAATCAACGCTATCGGTTTTCGGCCCTTTGCGCGCATCGACTAGCAGCTTTCCAGTCTCGTACTTGGTCGTTTTGACATCGATGCGGAATCCTGGCGGTGGCGGGATTGTCGCGTCGTAGAGCGGATGCGGAGGATCGCGGTCGGTATCCAGATCAGGATACACATTGAACAACTTGCAGAACGCTATCTCGCCGCATATACCCTCCAAATCCACAGTCGCAGAATCCTGCGCGCTGATCTTCAGGTTGGTAATGTTGAAATGACGATTATTGCCGTTGCGATTCTTGGCGATAAAGTGGGCCAACTTCCTCTCAGCGGTTGTTAAAGATACAGTTTGACCGATTTTGATTTTGTTTATCATGGTCAAAAAGGTGGAAAATTTTTGAGGGGGGTATCGTAAACGAAGCCCACCCGCAAAGGGGGTGCCACCCTCTACCCCATAAAGTGTGCCATTCCCTAGGAAAAAGAATCCTTTTCTGTCATAAGCAAAACTTATGCTGATCATAAGTTTCCCTGCGATGCACAATCACAGTTATATTTACTTCGTTTCCGGTTCTCCCATGACTTGAATCTCCGTGATTCGATCCGGCATCTGACCCAACAGATTGATGGACACGCTCGCTTGCTCCCCAGCTTCACTCCATCCAAACACAAGCGCCGACCGCTTCGCCACGCTTCCAAGGATTTGCTCCCGTGTTGATTCATCACGAATCCCGTCGAGGTCGTACCCGTTGACACGTTCAATCGTTGCAGCTGCATCTTCCGCCAGTTTGCTGCGGACGATTGCGGACAACGCTTCCAACGATTGGGTTTTCTTTTCAATGCAAACCGTTTGCATTTGCGCCTTTACCTTCGTGATTCCCTCACGACTTGCTTTCGTTTGCAACGTTGCCTGCGAAAGTTGCAAATCGTTTGCAATTGCTTTCCATTCCATTCCCGCAAGATAAAGACTCTTTGCCTGCTCCCACTTTTCTTTGTTCACGCTCACTTTGTCCCACAAAGTATGCCAAGTCAGCAAACAAAAAGACCACAACCTATTGTGTCCTCTCAACCAGGACACCACTACATCTTGTATGCCACTTTATCGTTAAATTTCGCATTTTGATTTCGTTTGAGGGTAAGGACAGCACCTAATTTTCCCATCTAGACACTGTCTACTTCAACCCCTGCCCATGTTCTCTCAAAATAAATCAAAATAAATCTTGCAAGCGACAAACTTTCGGCCCATAGTGTCCACATGAAAAGCAAGCTCCGCCGCTCAACCAAGCTCAACCGTGTTGTTCAGATAATCGTCTCAACCCCCGGCCATGGAATCAGCCGTTTTCAGGCAGCTGAAATCGCAACCCACCTATTGGCGTCGAATGGTTGGAGCTTAGAGGTTGCATCGTATCTGGCCTCAAACCCCTACCGTTTCGGATCAACCGTCACTTGGTAACCCACCCCATAGTCGCCCCATGAAAGAGAACCTCCTCACCGCCGTCGCAGACTCCGTCGCAACCGGACTCCCCGTTGACGTCCCCATCTCATTCGAAAGCGTTGACGCAGCAATCGACTTCCTCCGTTCCCGTTTCGTTGACGTTGACTACGACACGTTCCCCAATCGCGTCACTATCTTCGGCGACGATCAGCGAATCGAAGGTGACGAAGATGAAGGCCTTTGGGTTCTCAACCTAGTTTTCGCCCCCGCCCCCGCTCGTTTTGGTGACGTCAACGCTATCTAATCCATGAAACGCCCCATCCTGAAACGCCTCGCCATCGCGGCCCTATTCATCGCTTTCGTCATCTTCCAAGCGTACCTAGAAACGTCCGCCGGTTTCACTCCTAACCACTAATCCAATGAACGTTCACCTAACCCTCAAGTCTTCCAACGCGAAAACCGGACCAAGTCCGGTTTCCACATCGTCGGCCGCTACATGCTCCGATGCATGCCCATTCAAGAAAGACGGCTGCTATGCCGACTCCGGACCGCTTGCGTTGCATTGGTCTAAAGTGACAAGCGGACAGCGCGGTTTTGATTGGGCCGCTTTCCTGTCTAAGGTCCGTTCTTTCCCAGCTGGCCAATTGTGGCGTCACAATCAGGCGGGCGATTTACCGGGTGTCGGTGATTCAATTGAC